CCCGTGCCACCAGCATCAAATAGTAATACAGAATATTCCATCTTATTGTACCTTGCCAATGATTTCTTGAGTACGCTGTCTAAGATACTCTGTACGCTGATGAATGTCTGCGGCATCCGCTAGTAGTTGTTGTGCGTTCTGGTGGGTATTGGCTTGTTTGATCAAAGCCTGTACATCAGCACTGGGTTGACGAGGAGTCAATTTACCGCTAGCCGGCCGTTGAGGAGTAATTTTGTCTATCATCTTCTGCTCCTGTTTGTTGCTGTCTATGTGTCTATTATAGCAGAGCCTGCTCAATCAGTCAATCAAAAAAGGTTCTACAATCAGCGCAGCCAACAAGATAGCCAAAAAGATCCACAGTTCCATTGTCGAGTATAGAGCGTTGATTACTTGATCCATTTTGAACTCCTAGTGTGCGTGTGTATGTGTTGATTATAGCAGTGATTGGGCAAACTGTCAACCTGGTGGTATTTAACAGTTGAACAGCTCGGGATCTGCTCGCATCTCTTTGACTCTAGCAGGGTCTACCTGTTGCGACAACTGTAGGAAGTAGGCTTTTTCAAACTGCTTCAGGGCCTTTTGGTAATCCTTACCCAGGGCGTTCAAGCAGGCCGCATCTTCGTCGTTGCCACAGTTGCCGTGGCACTCTTCCATCATCTCAACAGTCTGGCGGAAGTTCTGACGATCTTCTGGACAGTTCTTATTGTAGTTCTTGCGGCCTGCTTCTACATAGGCTATAGCATCCTGCATTCCATTGTCGAGTATAGAGCGTTGATTACTTGATCCATTTTGAACTCCTAGTGTGCGTGTGTATGTGTTGATTATAGCAGTGATTGGGCAAACTGTCAAATGTGTAGGGCAATAACCCTGCTCAGTGCAGGGCTATTGCTTGTTATACAAATTGTATATTGTTTGTGCGCAGATGCAGTTTAGCAATCTCAATTGCATCTAATACATCTTCTACTTGTAAATCTCCGCTAACATAATCACATTTTTTATTAATGGGAAACTTAGGCACTTCTCGGCCAAATACTTGTGTTGTCTCACATACATTAAATGCTACAATTAAGCGCAGAGTTTTTAACTTTGCATTTTTAACTAATTTTGCTTTTGCTAGTGTGTTTGTGTTAAACATTTTTAGTTTCCTTTTTAGTGTGTATGTGTCTATTATACTGCACACACCCAAAACTGTCAACTAAAATGTACTATAGCCCTCCGCTCTGTAGGGTTATTCTTTGAGGTATTCCGCACCGTCTTCTTCTGCAATACGGTATCGAACGTCATTGCGCACGGTGCGGCACTCTTCAGTCAATCGCTCGATCATAGTGATTCTGTCAGCGGCCTGCCCTATGAACTTGCCAGTGTCCTTGTTGTAGGCATACAGGATGTCGTGGTGTTTTTCAACTCGCATGTCGATCACAATGTCTTGTTGGTCTGTTCCATCCTGCTCTAACTGATCAAGCAGGTTGGTTAATCGATCCGGAGTCACGCCCAAATCACGCAACAGTTCAGCAGTGGTCCAACTCATAATCCACTTGGTCACAGCATGTCCAATCGCACAGCCAAGAGCAAAGGTTAGGATTAGGTCTAATATGGTTATGTCTGTCATTGTGTTCTTATAAGAAAAACCCTAGACTCGAAAGCCTAGGGCATCAAGTTACTGACGTCCGGGAGCGAATCGATCAGGCAGCAACGGCTTCTGTCTTCTCGACAGTAGCATTCTCCTGCTTGGGTGCAGGATTCTTTTTAACTGTGTAGGCAATTGCGGCTTCAGTAGCGGCATTACCCTTGCCAAAACCAACGGCGATCATGTGCTGAGCGATCTCACCTTTGGTCATTGCTTGTGGCAGTTCGATCAAGTCGATGTCAGTGTGATCGTTCTTGGCCAAGATCTTGATGCGCATTGTATCATTGGCAAATCGAATCTTGGTTGAACCAGCCAGTGTTGAAACGCCAGCGACTGCGAAAGTTTTTGTAGTAGACATTTTAAAATTACCTTTTCTGTGTGTGTGTTTGTCAATATTGACAGTTAATTATAACATCGTTCAACTCAAAGTGTCAACCAATCATTTATCCAATTCGTTGGACCTGTATTGTGACACTCTCCTTCTCGTCCAATGCTGAAATAAATTCGTCATCGAAAACAAGTTCTTGCATGCTCAAATCGATCATCTCTTCAACTCGAGCGGCGTCCGCGGCACCGTTACCTGCACATAGGACTTCAAATGTAAATTTAAGTGTTCTCATTTTTGGATTCAATCCCTTCTTTGATCCACTCAGTGAGTTCTTCTTCCTCTTCTTCGTTCTCTGCTTCGTAATCAGCCATTGACTCACTGATGCCAAACATATCGTCTAGCTCATCACCAATGGCAGCTCGAACAGTCTCACTGTTCTCATCTGTGTATTCTATATATTCGTCATCGCCGTCTTGCCATTTACCACAGAAGCCCATACCTGGTTCGTAGTAGTAAAGAGTGACTTCGAAACCCTGCTCTGTTAGAGCTTCCATAACACCAATGGGTGGCGCCCAGGCACTGTCAAACGAGCCGCTGAAACCTAGTCCATCTTCGTCAAGCTCTAGGTTGCTGTCGTCGCCTACATCCCACTTGGTGCCCCAGTTGGCTACGCACCAATCATACCAGCCACTGTAGCCGTATTTGGCCACCAGCTCTGCACGAAGTTGGACTTTGTCTTCAGCATTGTCACCACCAAAGCTTCCTGTGTCTGGATTGTTCAGCTCTTCCGGAATAGGTCTCACCGCATTACAGAACTTGCCGTCTGCAAATGCCTGACTCAGTCTTTCGATCTCTACAGGGTCTGTGCCGCGCACAGTGACATGATTCGAACACCAATTAGGCATTATGCATTCTCCTTAGACATTTCAACAGCGATGTAGTTATGCATCATCATCACAGCAGTCCACACAGCCGCAGGATTATCGGATGCTTTGGCAATCTCTTCGATCCGTTCCATCAGCTCTTCTTGTGTCTCGGGTGTGTAGAACATCTTCTGCTCTTTGATCATGCTGTCTCCTTGATGGTATTGACCAGCGCCGCATTCAGGTGCTTCTGTGCCAACTTGCGGAACTCTTCACGAATCTCTGCACGGCGCTTCTTTGGCAGTTCACTAATCAAACCACCAACAAAGCTCTGTAGGTAACCGGCAATGTAGGCATTGCTCTTGTACTCTGCATACGCAGCCTGGGCAAACTCGTCTACTGCCACGCGGTTCTCGCGGCACTCATCTAGGTATTCGCTAAACTTGTCTTGTGCTGTCTTTGCCATCTTTCGCTCCTTTGTGTCTGTATGTAAGTATTATACAACCAAATGCTCAAACTGTCAACCAATCAATAGTGGTGTATTGAACCTTTGTCGTTGAAGTCGGCATTCTCTGGAGTCCACTCTTCTTCAGCTTCTTCATCTTCTTCTTCGATGATGTCGTTGTCGCGCATCATGTCAGCAACATCATCTTCGCTCATGTAAGCAAGGCACATGTCTGCCACTGCTTGAGCACTGATCATACCGTCTTCCATTATGTCCATCAGCTTGCTTGTTTGTTTACGCATGGTTCGCTCCAGTTGTTTGTTTGTATGTGTTAATTATACTGCACTTCGTCCAAAGTGTCAACCAAAACGTCGTCGGTTACAACGACACCACCGTTGATCGTTTGGTATAGATCTGCTGTGGCTTTGATATAGAATTGCATTACTGTGCCTGTCTTTGTGATCAGTGTGTAGGGCATTTCGTATCCTTTGTGTTTCAGTATGTGTATATTATACTGTCATCTATCCAATCTGTCAACCAATCAAGCCCGCTTGATCAAGTTGGCAAGGTTGCGGTTCAAAGTGTCCATTTCCTCTTGCTCAACATAGAAGTCCGTGGTAGGATCGTAGTATGCGCCTTCCTTGACATCGTAGTACAGGACTCGACCCATGAAGTTGAACGGGCCTTCTAGTCCTTTGCGTGGACCGTACTTGACTCGCATCCAGTCTGTTTCGTATCGATCAGCAACAACAGCGTATCCCATATCAGCTCCTTTGTGTTTCAGTATGTGTTAATTATACTGCCAACCCGCCAGGGAGTCAACCAAATTAGTCTAAACCCACACCCGGCATAGGGGCTTTGCCCAACCAATGATCTTGAGTCACGCAGATGCTACGGAACTGGTAGGTCACTCGCGTGTTGATTTGATTCAGCTCTGTAACCTGTTGTTCGCAACGAGTCTTGCTCATAGGACCTTCTGCGTACTTATCAACGAATTCACCTTCTGGGCTAAACAGAGCAATGATCAGGACCCAGCTGCCTGCGGCCGTGGCGATCATGGTATCACCAGGCTAAGGCCGCCGTGGGTCATACCAACCTTCTGGCTACGCACTGGCTTCCGTGGTTTCTCTCTGCCGAACTCCTGATCAGCGTAGTAGTCGATCAACTCCAACTGAATCAGTCTGACTAGATCATAGCCAACTGCATCGGGCACTATGAATCGAACTGGGCAACGGCCCCAGGTCTTGTATTTTAGGAACTCTGCATAGAATCTACGATGATCCTTGTTGGCACAATCAAATGCTACCAATGGTCGTGCAAAGAACTCGAGTCGGCTCATAATGAATAGGTATCCTGTTCAGAAGCTGTGTCTTCAGCGGTATCGATATTGATTTCTTCTAACCAATCATATACAATATCAATAGGACAGTCTAACATAACTGAAATGGTACGCGGTGAGTAGCCTTCGATATACAGTTGTTCGATATCGTATGATAATTCTGCCAGTTTGCTCATTGTACTGCTTCCTTAATTTTATCTAATGTTGATTTAGGTGCTGTGAGTTCTGCTGCCTTTGCGGCACCCTGGTGAATGATTTCCTGTGTCTTTTCTGCAATACCAGCAGCCTCATTGGGCCAGTAATGCCAGATACAGATACCAATAACGATTCCGATAATGTATTGCATTATGCAAACTCCTCTTCTACTCGGGTTAACATACTAGCAGGAACACGCCACAGGCCTGTCATGGTCTTTACCGTCACATACTTGATAGCGATCTTCATTACCACGCCTGTAGTATTGCGACCTGTCTTAGACGAGGTAAAGTTCACATTGTCACCAACCTGCAGACTGTTTTTAGTCTTACGGCCCAACTGTGCTCGGGCAAACTTGACAGCATCTATCACAGATACCAGTTGCTCGTTAGTAAAGGTGCCAGTGATAATAGCACGGTTAATTTCTTCTACGTTCATCTTTCGCTCCTATTGTGTGTCTGTATGTAAGTATTATACAACCAAACTAGGGTCATGTCAACCGGCTAACAGCGGGGCCTTAGGCCAGGGGTGTCGTTTTTATGCAACACCCCTGGCACTTCAGTTATGCTCCAGCCGTTTCTCTCTCATAGATCACAGTTTGTCCAAATGGAGCCACTGCTCGCTCGTTGCCTTTGACAATGAAGATGGTGTCGCAATAATCTTCATCGCCCCAAGTGTTGCCTGGGTAGCCGTCTGTGAACATGATAAACTTCTTAGGCTGGATGCCCATCTCTTCCATAAATGTCCAGTTAGCTTCGAACAATGTACCACCACCACCTTCGGGCACATACTCAATCAAGTCGTGATCATTGTCGTGTGTGATCTCTTGATGATTGTAAATCTCTGTGTCAAAGCACCACAGGTTGATCCTGAAGTCCTCGTACTGGTCCATGATGCCTTTGATCTCACTCAAGAACGCAGAAGCATCTTCTTCACCAATTGATCCGCTCATATCAATAGCAATGGCCACATCAATGGTAGTGGCTTCTTTCATGCCCGGAAGGATCGCACCTGAGTGCATGCTCTTGCGATTGACTCGCTGGAAGCTGTAGTCATTGCGAACAATGCTTTGGATCTCTTGTTGCACCAACTGACGCCAGTCCATCTTGGGCTCTGTGATGTCTTTGATCATACGCATGATGCCTGCGGGCACTTTGCCAGCACCAGCTGCCGCGGCACTTTGGATCATGGCGTTCTTGATCTCATCACGGATGGCCTGTGCTTCTTCTTTGGTCAGTGTAGGCTTACCGCCTTTGCCGTCCTTGTCTCCACTGCCAGGTCCTTCTTCTTCCTTGATGTGATCGTCTAACTGATCGCCCAGCATCTTCAACAGGTCTTCCATCGAGATCTTTTCCAACTTGCCGAACAGTTCGTCGTAGATCTCTTCCCAAGCCATACCACGATACTTGGGATCCAAACAGATCTGCACTTCAGTGATCTTGTCACCAATGCGCTCATCCACAAGGATTTGGTTCACGGCGTAGTCCTGTGCAATGTTCGCCAGCTTGGCATCACGTGAGCCCAAGCGTCCAAAGTGATCAAAGATACCATGACAGATCTCGTGTGCAAAGAGGAACTCTAACTTCTTAACACTGAGCTTGGTAACGAAGTCCTTGTTATACATAAAGTCACGACCGTTGGTAGCCGCTGTGGGACACCAATCGCTGGCATCAATCAACTTCATGCGTGTTGCCATGTTGCCGAAGAACGGCGCTTTGAGCAAGAGCCCGATACGGGCAGTTGTCAGTTTCTCTAAAATTGGGTCCATCTGTCGCTCTCCTTAGTATGTGTATATTATAGCATAGGATTGTTCAAACGTCAACCCCTAAATTCAGCTCCATTGCAGTAGGAACGTATAAATAAGAGTGAGGATCGCGATGTACCACCATCCACCCTCTCTAACAGTTTATAAGGAACTATCAGCATGAATATTTACACTCCCTACACCTATCTCATAACATTTCTGCCCACAGGGCAACAGTACTATGGTGTCCGCACCAAACGAGGCTGCAACCCCACAGACCTCTGGAACAGTTATTATACTAGCTCTAAGGTTGTACGTCAACTGATCCAACAACACGGCTGTGGTGCTTTTACAACAGAAGTACGTAGAACCTTTGCCACCCGAGAAGCAGCACTCTTATGGGAACATCGTGTTCTCCGTCGATTGGATGCTGCCCGTACTCCTCACTGGCTAAACAAGAACAATGGTGATCGCAAGTTCTTTGGCGGAGGCGTTCCTAAAGGCTTCAAGCATAGCGAGGAAACCAAACGGCTTATGTCGGAGAACAGTAAAGGTGCTCGCAACGGCAAGACTGGACGTCCTGTATCCGAAGAGACTAGGCAGAAGCTACGAACCGCTCTTACAGGAACTAAACCTAACATATCTGCCGAGTCTAAGGCAAGACGAGTAAAGGTCGGAGACCATAACGGAATGTATGGGAAAAAACTCCACTGGTACAATAACGGCACCATACAGAAGCAGATTGAAGTAAGTGTATCTCCACCAGACGGATGGGTTAAGGGACGATTATGGTCAGCAGGGCATCGTGATAAAATGTTAGCATCAAGGCACCCTAAATAAGGAAAAAGGGTGTAAGCCCTGAGAAGCCTACACCCTACGATGGAGAACTGGGTCTAAATCAATTTTCCATCGCACTCAAAACGTATTTTCCAAATCTTTTATGAAACTCATCAAAGCTCTTCATCTTTGTAGCATCCAGCGGCAAGTCGTAGTTGGTAAGCGCAGTCTTTGCACCCATCACAACCAGCTCAGTTGGGAAGTTCGCCATCATGTAGGCAAAGAAGTTATCTGCCATACCGTTCCAGTCTTTGGCCTTCTTCTCTGCACGATCCTTCAACTCATAGCACAATGACACTGTCAATGAGTACATTGCTGACACTTCCTTGATCTGCAAGTCCTTGACCTTGCCGTCCAAAATGTCTTCTGCACGAGGCAACTTGGATGCAATCTTGCGGTGAGCCATAAACTTGGCTGCCAAGCCATCACCAATCGCACCTGATACCAAGTTAGTCAGTGTCTCGCTGTCGCAGTCCTCGTTCAACAGGTCGCTTACAAAGCTCCATGAGCGCGGAGTAGCAAAGGCCTTTGAAGAACTCTTGGGATCAAAGTCATACAGGTCTTGCTTGGCAAAGCCTACATAACCAACAACCTCTGCGTGTACCTTGTTGAGCGTAGCCCAGTCTTGCCAGTCATCAAAGTCTACCTTGGCTTCCAAGTGGACGAAGCGGTTAGCCAACGGAGCAGGCATACGGTATGTCACGCCACGATCGCCTTCACGGTTGCCAGCGGCTACAACGTCAACACCTTTGGGCAAGTGGTAAGTACCAACTCGACGGTTAAGGATCAACTGATAGGCAGCTGCCTGTACCGCTGGCGGAGCACTGTTCAACTCGTCCAAGAAGATGATTGCCGTTGACTCTGGGTCAGTAGGCAGCTCTGCTGGGGGTGCCCAAACCATCTTGCCTTGGTCGGCATTGTAGTAAGGGATACCTTTGATGTCTGTAGGTTCCCACAGGGCCAGTCGAACGTCAACCACCTCACGACCAGCGCTGTCGCCGATCTGCTTGACGATGTCACTCTTGCCAATGCCTGGAGGGCCCCAAAGGAACACTGGACGACGCATCTTGATTGCGAAGTTGATTGCCTTCTTGGCACTCTTAGGACCAACTGTGCGGGTGGAAATATCTTGTGCTTTTGCCATTTTAGACCTTCTCTTTCTCAGGGTTTATAACTAATCTCTCAGTGTTATAATTATAACACCACTTGCTCAATGTGTCAACTTATTTTTACATAGTTTAACTGTGTTGTAAAATCGCTACGGCATGTTTTAATCTTGCCTCGAATCTTAACACGACTGCCTGCTTCCATACTAGTATTATACCAGAAATCAACGAAACTGTCAACCAGTCGTGCAGTGATCCTGAACTTGGCATAGTCCTGTGAGTAGAAGCACTTGATGATCTCTACTTCGCCCTCGATCCGATCCCCTACTGAGCCTGTCAACTGTGTGCTATTACGTATGTCGCTGGCCAGCTCTTTGCGGCTCTGTTCACGTAGCATAGCAGAAGGTAAGCATGATACAATGGCAAACTCTAACATGTTGCGACCAGTGAACTCATCCATCTGTGCAATGCGTAGGGCCTGTCGCTCAAAGTCGTTGATCTTGCCTGCAAGTTCTTTCAGTAGGAAACCGTTGAAGAAGTGACGGACAGCACGACCTTGCTCTAGATCTTCAGCTGTGGCTTCAGAAGTCATGCCGTCACGCAACCACTCT